AGACTATAGGAACATACTATCATGCAAAGTACTGTAAATAAGCTAAGAGAGCTCACTCAAGACGATGTCGGTATCTATCATCACGTCGATGGTTGCTACACCGTACTCGGCCCCGTACCAATGGGCGTCGCGATTGGCGAGCCAGCCTATGCGCCTGACGGGTCAGCTTTGATGCTTCGTGGCATCGCCGAGTTTGGCGCACCCGCAGCGGTGTACGAGCTCGAGTTCTCCGTCATCGATGACGTCCTGGTGACAGCACCAACAGCACCAAAGAAGAGCTCGAAGAAAGCCAAGAAAGCGGAGCCCGAGCCTGAGCCTACGGTCGAGGAACCGACTGAGGAAGACTGACACCAACGTCGACAGTATGACCAAACAACCGTTATGCAGGAGAACTCATGTCATACGTCAAATTCGCAACTGAATCATTCAGTGCAAGCTTCCCATCAATCCACCAGCCGGACACGACCTCAAAGTACCCATCAGGTAAGTACGAGGTCACCGGCTTCCTCGACGAGGCTGAAGACAGCAAAACGCTCGAGACCCTTCGCAAAGCAATTCACACAGCCGCTGACGCTCAGTGGCCTGGTGTCAACGTCGATGCACTCCAGCACCCGCTGAAAACCCAACAAGACGGCACAGTCAAAGTGCGCTTTAAGTCTAAAGACAGACCCGCAACCCAAGACGCAAGCGGTGCAGCGTTAGACAGCGAGCTCGTGATAGGTCGAGGTGACCTTATTCGTGTTGCTGGTAACGCTAAAGCCTACGACATGGGCGGCAGCAAAGGCGTCACGCTTTATTTAAACACCGTTCGCCTCATCGACAAGAGGTCAATGGACGACGGCACTGATGATCCATTCGGAGGTCCAGATGACGGCTTCTCGGCGCAGGACGCGCAAGAGCCCGAGTTCATGTGAACTCATTAAGGCGCGTTGTGGTGTGGAGGTTGATCTGAACAGACTACCTCCCGACGCCATCTCAGAAGAGATGAGACAAAACAACAGCAAACACTTTTGGAATGAGCTCGATAAGCACGCCAAGAATTCGGCAGGTTTATCGAGAAGTCACTGGTGGTCATTACAGAAAACTGATCGTGACGAGCTCCGCAGCTACGTGCTCCAGCACTATGGCTGCTCAAACAAAAGCATAAGCAAACGATGGGTTTACATCATTACCCATCCCAAATTTGAAGGCGCGTGTAAGGTCGGCATCAGCAATAACGTCCGACAACGCCTAGCGCAATATCAAGTCGGTTGCCCGATGAGGGCTTATCGCCTCGAGTTCGCGCGTGAGTATCAAGACATATCAAACACAATCGACGAGGTTTACCGCCGCCTGGATGGTCACCGCCTGAAAGGAGAGTGGTTCGACCTTTCAGCGCAAGAAATCATCGATGTGTTAACCGAACTGTTTGAGGAGCGGTTATGAACATCGACATCGGCTCGTTAGCTAAACCCCAGGAATACTACATACCCGTGGCTCCTGTGCCAGCAAGCCGCCCTAAGGTTGCTCGATTCGGAACGTACTACAGCAAACGACATCAACAATACGTCAAAGACTTCGCTACTTGTCTAGAACACTACCCACCAATCTGGGACTACCTGGACGCAGACTCGAGGTTAATCGTCGGACTCGAGTTCGTTTGCACGAGACCAAAGCGCGTCACCAAGGCAGCGCCTCACTTCGATATTGACAACCTAAGCAAGCTTCCGCTCGATTGCATGACGTCGGCCGAGATCTTTTGGCACGACGACAGACAGATAGAACTCTTGATTGCTCACAAGCGTTACGCACGCCGCAACGAGGAACCGCACACATTAGTGCGGGTTTACGCAATCTAGGAGGATGAATGTCATCAGTGTTGGTAGAGAAACGAAGTTGTCCGATGTGTCCAAGCAGTGACGCATTCGCAGTCTATGACGACGGACATGGCTACTGCTTTTCATGCCAGGGGCATGTCGCAGAAGTCGATCCGTTTATGGACGGACAACTACCACAACCAACGCAAAGGACAAACAACGTGCAGGAGTTCGTGACGGGGGCATACATAGATCTAGTCGACCGACGGCTGTACGAGCGTACTTTGCGAAAGTTCAAATACACAGTCAGTGAAGGGATGCACTACGCCCCTTACTTTGACCGCAACAATCACTACGTCGCTCAAAAGGTAAGGGGACCAGATAAAAAGTTCTTCGTTAATGGTGACCTCGCAAAGGCCGGTTTATTCGGTCAACAGCTATGGGCTCCAGGTCAGCGTCTTGTCATTACTGAAGGCGAGCTCGACGCCATGAGCTATGCCCAGGCAACAGGTCTAACATGGCAAGTCGTGTCTGTGCCTAATGGCGCACAAGGTGCATCAAAAGCCATTCGTCGCGAGCTCGAGTTCATCGAAAGCTTCGAGGAGGTCGTGTTCCTGTTCGACCAGGACGAACCCGGCAAAGCAGCCGCAGAGGAGTGTGCTGCGTTGCTACGACCTGGGCTTGCAAAGATCGCACAGCTACCACTCAAAGACGCAAGTGAAATGCTGGTCGCCGGTAAAGAGGCAGAACTTAAGGCTGCGGTATACGCTGCTGTGCCTTTCAGACCTGACGGCATCAAGCGTGGAACAGAGATCGATTTCGCTGAAGTAATCAAGGCGACACCTAAGGGCTTCGATATTCCCTACGCTGAAATTAATAACGCGCTGCGCGGTGTTCGCAAAGGCGAGCTCATCATCCTGACAGCCGGTAGCGGCATCGGTAAGTCGACCCTCGCTCGAGAGCTCGGCTATCACCTCATCCAACAACATGACCAACGAATTGGCTGGGTCATGCTCGAGGAGAGCTACCGCAAAACGATTCAAGGCTTGGTCGCTATCGACAACAACGTACCGCTCGGCGATTTGATGGAACGGCCAACCATGCTCGAGCAGCCCGATTGGGATCGCTCGATGACTAACTTGGTTAAGAAGAGTGACTTCTACGATTCCTGGGGCAGTTGTGAGATCGACACGCTCATGACCAAGCTTCGCTACCTGGCAATCGGCTGCGAGGTGGACTTCATTGTGCTCGATCACGTCAGCATGGTTGTGTCGGGCCTCGAGGTCGAGGAACGCAAAACGCTCGATGTCTTGATGACCAATCTTAGACAGTTCGTCGAGCAGACAGGCGTCGGACTCATCGCCGTGTGTCACCTACGTCGCAACTCAGGCAAAGACTCATTCAACGAAGGAGGAAGGGTGAGTCTGACTGATCTACGTGGATCGGCTGGCCTCGAGCAACTCAGCGACGTGGTCATCGCATCCGAGCGCAATCAGCAAGCCGATGACGATGACGCCCAAGACATCACCTCATTTCGAATTCTTAAAAACAGACCATTTGGTGTCGTCGGTCCCTCGGGGCAGGCGCGTTATGTACGAGGCACGGGGAGGCTACAACCATATGACGAATCACTCGACCAACTTGACGAAATTGACATTCCCTTCTGAGGATCAGCCTATGAACAAAAGAATGTTCGCTAAGGAGCTCACTAAGACGATTGACGACAACCTCGATGCAAGCCGCGACCTGATGGTAGGCATCGTGTTGAAAGGCATCGCTCGAGAACTGTCGTCGTTCGATCTGGACCGAGACGAATACAAGCTACCAAATCACCCACTGGCTCGGCTGATCTATTTGTACGTCGACCGAGAAATCAAAAGGCGTCTGGAATGCAAACAAACTTGAGTCCGTCTGAACTACTAAAGCTGATTCATCAGGCAGAGGAGGCATACAACTCGCAGCGCGGCACATACCTCGCGCAGCGTATGCGTGTGGCAGCGATGAAACGATTCGTTTTGGACTGCCGATCACGATCACCAAACGGAAAAATCACGATCAGCTTGGAGGACCATCTGGTTCTGTCTGACTTGCCATCGTGAGGGGGAAAGGACATGGAGCATCTCGTCGTAGATATAGAGGGCGACGGGCTGCTGCCGGAGCTCAGTCGAATACATTGTATTGGCGTCTCCGTCGTGGGCGAGACAAACGTCACCACGTACACGGACGACGATGCGAAGCTACCGTCGATAGCGGAGGGGCTCAAGAGGTTAGCAGCAGCGGACAGGCTGATCGGTCATAACTTTATTGGCTATGACATGCCAGCCATCAACAAACTTTATCCAGACACGATTAGGTTCGAGCAAGTCTGGGACACGATGACCATAGCGGCTCTTGTCGAACCGAGTCGGATGTCGTTATCGCTTGCAAGCTTTGGAAAGCAATTTGGATTCCCGAAAGGGGACTTCAAAGACTTCAGTAAGTACAGCGACGAGATGAAGGTTTACCTCGAGCGCGATGTGCAACTCACTGCCAAGTTATACGGTCATTTGCAGACTGAGCTCAAAAAACTCTATCGCACGGGCAATGACTACAGGCAGGCAATTGCCCTCGAGCATCAGGTGCAACATGCACTCGCACTACAGTCGAACCATGGATTCCGCTTCGACGTCAAAGCTGCCGAGCAACTCAGCGTCAAGCTGACCGAGGACATATGTTCGCTCGAGCAGATGCTGACGAAGGTGTTCGACCATGAGTTCAAGCCGGTCAGCGGTAGCTGGGATTTTAAAAAGCGCACCTGGCGTAACGTCGATACGTGGACACCCAGCGTCAACAACAAAACACTCGGATACACAAAAGACGCACCACTCTGCCGGTGCAGTTACGACATGTTTAATCCTGGCAGTCGGCAGCAAGTGGCTAGACGACTCAATGCCCAGTACGGCTGGATACCTACAGACTTCACTGAAGATGGTCGGCCAAAGTTAGACGAGGGGACACTCAGCAACCTCGACTATCCCGAGGCTCGCTTGCTGCGCGAATACTTCCGCAAAACTAAGCAGCAGGGAATGTTATCGGAAGGTAAGAACGCTTGGCTTAAGTTACACCGCCAGGGCCGCATGCACGGCTACGTCAGGAGTTGCGGATCACGCACTCATCGCATGTCGCACTCGAGGCCCAACATGGCTCAGGTCGACAAAAGCAAATCGATGCGATCACTTTGGATACCAGACGAAGGTCATGTGCTGGTCGGTTGTGATGCTGACGCTCTCGAGCTCCGCATGCTCGCCAGTTACCTGTACAAGTGGGACAAAGGTAAGTACGCCGAGTCGGTACTGAAAGGCGACAAAGAAACCGGCACAGACCCACACTCGATCAATCAAAAGGCGGCAGGCTTGCATAGTCGAGACTCTGCCAAGACGCTGTACTACGCGCTGATTTATTCGGCTGGTGACGGCAAGCTTGGCAAGATCGTCGCCGACGACCTCGAGCAAGCCGGTGAGAAACCGCCGCCCAAAACCGCCTACACGAGTCTTGGCAAGACTGCTCGAGCTCGCATTGAGTCAGGTGTTATGGGGCTCGGTGAGCTCATCGCCTCAGTACAAAAGCAGGCAGGGGAACGGGGCTATGTGTCGTTGCCTGATGGTCGTCGAGCAGCAAGCGCACAACGAACAGCACTCAACACCTTACTCCAGGGCAGTGGCTCAATTCTTATGAAGCAGGCACTCGCCCTTTTTTTGTTCGAGCTCATACCCAACGAGGGACTCGAGCACGGCAAGGACTTCGCCTTGCTCGCTAATGTTCACGATGAACAACAGCTATCAGCACGCGCCGACATCGCCGAGCTCGTGGGCGGTCTATTTGCCCTAAGCATCGGCATGGCGGGTAAACGACTAAATCTGCCCGTCCCGTTCGCTGGTGACTTCCAGATCGGGAGTTCATGGGCAGACACACACTAAGGAAATGTATGTACGGAATCAGCAAGACCTACGAAGAATTTTACCTGGCAGGCAAGACTGCTTACTTCGACGGTCAGAGCAAGGACGCATGCCCCTACGGCAAAGAAGCAATGAAACAGCGCAGCTTTTGGCTTGCTGGCTGGATGGACGCCGACATAGAGACAGTCGGCCTCGAGCATTTTAGGAGAGAGTAATGAGTCAGACTTTTCACACGTTAATCGACGCAGACATCATTGCGTATCAAACGGCAGCAATTGGCGCAGGGTTGGACCCATTCGATGGGACACCTCGACGCGACATGGGCCTCGACACATTAGTCGACATCGCAGTAGAGGAGATTAACGACCTTAATCGGAACTTCGATGGGGCAGAGGTGCTGCTCGCCTTCTCACCCGCTGACCGCAGCAACTTTCGCAAGACGGTCGACAACAGCTACAAAGCAAACCGAAACCCTAAGCCCAAGCCGCCCATGTACTGGGAGCTCGTTCGTGAGCTCAAGACCATCTTTAACAATGTTGAGATCAACGGTCTCGAGGGTGATGACGTGATCGGCATCCTGCACACGCGATACCCCGACACCTCAGTCATGATCTCGAGCGACAAGGATATGAAAACCATACCTGGTCGATTGTATGACTTTCATCACCTACAACATCATGACATTTCAGTGAACCAGGCTAACTACAACTGGATGACGCAGACACTGATGGGCGACACGGCCGATGGCTACCCTGGGTGTCCTGGTATCGGTAAGAAGAAAGCCGCCAACATCCTACCCCTGGTCGACGACACTGAGGACGAGGACGTCTTCCTCGAGCGGCTTTGGTACGAAGTCATCGAGACCTATCAAAACCATTTCAAGAACCCGGATGTCGCTGAGTCAGCAGCAGTGAGACAAGCTCGGCTTGCTCGAATCCTACGTTGTGATGATTACTGCTACGACAGCAAAAGCGTCCGGCTATGGCATCCCAAAGAAGAAATCGCAGTACCAATGTCAGCCCTATGACACCTATGTCGCCAGTATGAAGAACTGTACATAACCAGATCTTCTTCCTGGGCGACGATTGCCGGTACGAAAAAGCAGCAGCCCAGGTCTTGGGCCACAGGAGGAGATATGTGGATAAACCACAAGATAAGTTTAGACGATGCAACGCCAACCGAGTGGGATGCCCTCGAGAAGGCGCAGCACACAACAGTTAACAACCCCCCTCACTACAACCAATCAGGTATCGAGTGCATCGAAGCTATCAAGGCTCAACTCTCAGAAGAGGAGTTCATCGGATACCTTCGAGGAACGATAGCGAA